AGCCGATGCGGCTCCAACCAAGGAGGCGTGCGAACGAGCCGCGGCCGCTGCCGATGAAGGCCGGCATATCGCCGCCGCCCTTCGCGGGAGGAGGCCGTGAGCGACTTCAGAGACTTCTTTCGAGACGATGAAGGGGCGCGAGCCCCCACGCCATCGAAGCGCCAGCTGGCCCAGCTTCATCTATGGGTGCGTGTGGAAGGGATGCCGGATGGTCGCTGGTGGGTGCAGTGCACCCTCGAAGGCCTCGAGAGCGAACCACAAATCGCTGAATCCAAGCTCGCTGGAATCAAGGCCTGCCTCGAAAACATCACGAGCATGGTGGACCAATGACCCTGATCATCCCCCTCCGCGTTGGTGCTGGTCTCAACTCTCGCGAACACCCCATGGCTCGTCACCGGCGCGTCAAGAAGGAGCGCGCGACCGTGGCGCTCTTCGTGAAGGTGCCGCTCACCTCGATCGCCCAGAGCAATCTCGGCAAGGCGTTCGACGTCGAGCTGACCCGCGTCTCGCCAGGCAACCCAGATGATGACCAGGTGGTCGGCAGCTTGAAGGCCGTGCGCGACGAGGTGGCCAAGTGGCTCGGCGTCGACGACGGCAGCAGGCTGGTCAAGTTTCGGTACGAGCACAAGAAGCGCGGTAAGGGCGTGTATGCCGTCGAAATCAGAGTCACTGTCGCCAGGTCCAAATGGGACAACGCCTGGGACGAGCTCGACCAGCAGGCGGCCGCAGCGGCCGCGGCTGAAACGGAGCCGCCTGCCGAGGGTGCTTTTCACGTCGCGGTGCCGCAGGGCGAAGAACTCCTCGCGCAGGGCATGGTGTTTCACTCAACGAAGGTGAAGCCATGAACGGCGACATGTTCCCCGACGTGCGCGTCGGCCCAGAGGTGGACCCTGACCGCCGCTACACCACGCGCGAGACGATGGACCTGTGCCGCAAGCTCGCCATGGTCGACGAGTGGCACCTTGATGTCGCTGCCGACGTCGAGAGTCACTGGGCCGAACGCTGGTACTGCGCGCCAGGTGATCCGGTCGTGCCGTGGTTGGGCTGTCTCGGCGCCGATGGGCTGAAGCAGTCGTGGGCTCCGCCGCTCGATCACCTCGGGGCGTGGAACGTGTGGGCGAACATTCCCTTCAGCAACATCGAGCCGTGGATCGAGAAGGCATGGGCAACGGCGACGCGCGCCTCTCACGACGAGCTGAGCCGCGCCGACGTCACCATCGCAGTCTTGGTGCCGGCCAACCGAACCGAGCAACCCTGGTGGCACAAGCACGTCGAGCCCTACCGAGACGAGCGATGGCGGAAGAACTACCGACCAACCGAAGACGCCAGAACCTCGGTGCTTGCGCATCGGCTGACCACGCATTGCCTGCCCAGTCGTGTGCGCTACGGGCACCCCGGGAACCCCAGCGGCGCTGGTGCAGGTAGCCCACCGTTCGCCAGCATGCTGCTCGTCTGGAGGCCCAATGAGTGACCCCGGCCGCCAGAAGACGTGCATCATGTGCTTGGCGCCCATCGAGCAGACGCCAGGTCGCGGGCGAGCTCGCCTGTATTGCTCCCCAGCCTGCGGCCACGCAGCGCGGCGTGGGCGGGCGACGGGCATGGTTTTGGTGCCCAGGTGGGCCGCGCAGGTCAGGGAGCCACCCCCTGCCCACGTGCGTGAAGCGTTGCGGTGGTTGCTGAAGTACTTCGAGGGAGAGGGTTGATCATGAGCCACAACGGAACGGCGAACGAGTACCAGCTGCGGAAGTTTGTGCAGGAGCAGGCGCAGATGCAGGCAGTGGCGCAGCTGCAGCAGAACGAGCGCAACCACAACTTGGTGATGAACATCGCGAAGTGCGGTGCGACGTTGCTGGCGAGCTACCCGCCAGAGATGCAGACCCGCGAGGCGCTCGTGCAGTGCGCGGTGAAGGCGGCTGACTTGATCAGCGCCGCTGAGATGGTCTTCAACCAACGGGTCGCCGCAGCGGCGCAGGCCGCCAAAGAGAAGGCCGAGACCAAGGAAGCGCCCAAGGTGTCGTTGACCTGATTACCACCAGCAAAGGGGACGGCATGACATGCGAGGTCGAGGGCTGCCTGAAGCCCGTCGAAGCTGGTGGGCTCTGTGCAGGGCATCGAAAACGAAAGACGAGACGAAAGACGGTTTCTGGCGAGCTCCGCGACGATACCCGCACGCCGTCGGAGGTGCTCACCGACGCAGCCATTGCGCTCGCTGACGTAGACACCACCGACGACGGGGCGTGGAAGCGGGCCAAGAAGAGCCACGAGTACGCCGCCGAGTCGTTCGCCCGACGCCGAACCAAAGCGCGCATACGGGAGACCCTCGAGAAACTGAGGGCCGAAGGGGTGCGTCTTGGTAGGCCGGTGTCGGTGTCGGAGGAAGCGGTGATCAAGGCAATCGAGACCCTGCGCAAGGTGACCACGACTGCCCGCGAACTCGGGGTGAGTCGGATAACCATCTGGCGCCGACTCAGACATGTTTCAAAAACCTAGTTTCTGAAACATAGCCCCAGTCTGTCCCACGCCGCGCTTCTGATGGTGGCGTGGCGCTCAACCCCCGCCAGAAGCTCTTCGCAGACCTCTACGAGGGCAACGCGACCGAAGCGGCTCGACGGGCTGGCTATGGAGGCAGCGATGAAACCCTTGCGACTCAGGGTTGGTATCTCCTGAGAAACCCAGAGGTTCGCGCTGCTATCGACGCGAGATTGTTGGAGGGCTCCGTCCGCAGGATTGCCACCAGAGAGGAGCGCCAAGCCTTCTGGACTGAGATGATGCTCAACCCGCTGGCGAAGGATGCTGATCGCCTGAGGGCGGCGGAGCTCCTCGGCAAGTCTCAGGCTGATTTCATCGACCGGGTCCAGCACGACGGGGTGATGTCGATTGCCGTCGTCGACCCCTACGCCAAGCCCAAGCCCGAGTGAGCGCGCTCAACGTCGAGCTACCCTTCAAGCCCTACCCGCACCAGCGGGCGGCCCATGCACTGCGGCTGGTCGCGCGCTTCCTGGTGCTCGTCTGGCACCGACGCGGGGGCAAGACTGTCTTCGCCGTCATCGAGCTGCTGATGGCTGCCCTGGAGTCGAAGCGGGAGCGCTCGAAGTTCGGCTACATCGCGCCCTTCCTGAAGCAGGCCAAGGGTGTGGCGTGGGACTACCTCAAGCACTTCGCGCGCTTCATTCCAGGCACCGATGTCAACGAGAGCGAGCTCCAGGTGACGCTGCCAAACGGGGCGCGCATCAGGCTCTTCGGCGCGGACAACCCCGACAGCCTCCGCGGCATCTACCTCGACGGCATCATTCTCGACGAGGTAGCCGACATGAAGCCCGAGATTTGGGGCGAAATCATTCGGCCCGCGCTCGCTGACCGCCAAGGTTGGGCGCTCTTCATCGGCACCCCGAAGGGCGTCAACCTCTTCTCCGAGCTCTACTACCGCGCACAGAAGGAGCCCGGGTGGGCGGCCGACCTCAAGCGCGCGAGCGACACCGGCGTCATTCCTGAGAGCGAAATCGAGCAAGCGCGGCGGGAGATGTCCCCGGCCCAGTTTGCCCAAGAGTTCGACTGCGACTTCGCGGCGGCCGTCGACGATGCGCTGCTGAAGCTCGACCTGGTGATGGCGGCGCAGAAGCGGGTGCTTGGCCAGGCCGACTACATCTACGCCGCGAAGGTGCTGGGCGTCGACGTGGCCCGGTACGGCGACGACGAGTCGGTCCTCTTCCTGCGGCAGGGGTTGGTGGCGTTCCGGCCGAAGGTGCTCAAGGGCATCGACACGATGGCGGTTGCCGACCAGGTAGCCCAGACCATCGACACCAACAAGCCCGCCGCCACCTTCGTCGACGCGGGCGGCATCGGCGCGGGGGTCATCGACCGGCTCCATCAGCTGGGTCACCAGGTGGTGCCGGTCGACTTCGGTGGGCGCGCCATCGACCAACGCTTCGAGAACAAGCGCGCCGAGATGTGGTGGACCCTCGCCGACTGGGTGCGCTCGGGCTGTCTCCCCGAAATCACCCGCCTCGCTCAGGATCTCACCGCGCCCAGGTACACCTACGCCAACCGACGCGGGCGGCTTCAGCTCGAGTCGAAGGATGACATGCGCGCCCGGGGCCTACCTTCGCCCGACTACGGCGACGCGCTGGCGTGCACCTTCGCAGCTCCGGTGGCTGCACCAGACCGCCAGGCTGCCAGTCACCGCGTCGAGCACGAGTACGACCCCTACGGAGCGCGATGAAAACCCACGGCGTCGAGGTGGAGTTCGAGCAGGCCACAGAAGCGCATGCCGCGGAGCTCGCCCGCACCATGCGCCCCGAGTGTGTCGCCGACTTGGCTTCGCTGGGTGTCGAGCCCGGCGAGACGCTCGCTCGAGGGCTGAAGGTCTCAGACGCATGGACCATCACCTTCAACGGCGCGGTCGCGGCCATGTTCGGAGTCAGCGGGGCGTCTGGCTTCTGGGTGCTCACTTCGCCGCTGGTGGCCAAGCATCCGCGGGCGTTCCTTGTGGCGAGCCGTGCAGCCGCTGACCTGCTCCTCGAGGACCGCGAGTGCCTAGAGAATTGGGTGGCTGCGGACTTCCCCGCGACCGTGCGCTGGCTGAGGTGGCTTGGGGCCGACATCGGGGGGCCTGTCCCACGAGGGCCGTATTCTCGCCTGTACCTGAAGGCGACTTTGCGGCGGGAGGTAGTGAATGTGCGGCGTCAATGAAGCACGCATCTACGATCCGAACCCGCCGGCTCCAGAGCAGAGCATTCTGGAGAAGACGCTCCCGCCTCAGCCGGGCGATGCGCAGTCTCAGCAGGCGCGTTTCAACGCGATTCTCCGCCAACGCATGAATGGTTCGCGCCTGGCGTCGTTCCTCGGTTCGAACATCACTGAGGGCCACCGCGTCGAGGGTCGGCTGTTGGGCGGGCAAGCACCAAGCCCCGTCGGCGACGTGAAACCCTTCGCACCCTTCGCCGTCGTGAAGCGCCCTGGCGGCAATGGCCAGACCTCAGATCGAGCCAAGGGCATGAGCTTTCTCGGTGACCTGTGACACCCGACCAGTTGAAGCGCCACGAAGCGCGGCTGGGTCAGCTCGACACAGAGCGCCAGTCCTGGATGAGCCACTGGCAAGAGCTCGCGGAGCAAACCGGCCCGCGCTCGTTCCGCTACGCCAGTGCAGGCGACGTCAACGCCAGGGCAACCACTGCCGGGGCGAAGCAAAACCGGGGAATCATCAACAACACCCCAGTCATCGCGGCGCGCACCCTGAAGGCCGGCATGTTGAGCGGCATGATGTCGCCCTCGCGGCCTTGGTTTCAGCTGACCTTGGGCGGCCAAGAGGAGGCCATCGAGTCACAAGGCGCCAAAGCCTGGCTCGCCGAGGTTGAGGACAAGATTCGAGAGACGCTGCTCAAGTCGAACTTCTACTCCGCCGCGCTGCTCTCGCTGCATGACCTCGCCATCTTCGGCTTCACCTGCAACCTGATGGAGGAGGACGAGGAGGATGACGTGCGCTGCTACGTATTCCCCGTCGGGCAGTACTGGCTGAGCCAAAGCGACCGGCTCGCGGTCGACACCATTTACCGGCGCTTCACGATGACCGTGCGCCAGCTGGTGAAGAAGTTCACCATCGAGCACTGCAGCAAGCGAGTGAAGGGGCACTACCAGCGCCACGAGCTCGAGACGCCCATCGACGTGGTGCACTGCATCGAGCCGAACGAAGACTTCAAAGAAGGAGCGCTCGGCCCCAAGGGCAAGCCCTTCCTGTCGACCTGGTGGGAGTACGGGTGCCCGGCCTCCGAGACTGAGTACGGGTGCCTCCGCGAGGGTGGCTACGACGAGCAGCCATTCACAGCACCGCGGTGGACCACCACCGGCGAAGACGTCTACGGCACCAGCCCAGCGATGGACGCCCTCGGCGACTGTCGCGCGCTCCAGCTGGCCGAGAAGCGCGCGGCGGAGATGGTCGACAAGATTGTCACCCCGCCGATGCGCGGCCCCAAGTCGCTGACCAACCAGCGCGTGTCGCTGCTGCCCGGTGGGATGACCTACGTCGACGCGCTCTCCCCGTCTCAGGCGTTCGGCCCGGCGATGGAGGTCAACCCGCAGTCCATTGCGGTGGCTGAGGCGAAGATTCGGGAGTTCGAGCAGCGCATCAACCGCGCCTTTTACGCCGACCTCTGGTTGATGCTGCAGCAGACTGACGGGCAGATGACCGCGAGGGAGGTCATCGAGCGCCGAGAAGAGAAGCTTTTACAGCTGGGTCCCGTGCTCGACCGTATGCACGATGAGTTTCTTGATCCAGCCATCAACCGCACGTTCAACATTCTCCTACGCCGAGGCAAGCTCCCGCCTCCGCCCGAGGAACTCCAGGGTCGCGACTTGAAGGTGAAGTTCATAAGCATCATGGCCCAGGCCCAAAAACTCCAGGGCACCACGGCGGTGGAGCGCCTCTCTGGTTTCGTTGCCCAGCTGGCGCCACTGCGCGCTGACTTGCTCGACAAAATCAACTGGGACGCCACCGTCGACGAGTACGGCGGCATGCTCGGCGTGGCCCCGAAAATCATCAACACCCAAGACATGGTCGAGGGCGTGCGAAAGCATCGGGCCAAGATGCAGGCCCAGGCCGCGAAGCTTCAGGCTGCCGAGCAGATGTCTGGCGCCGCAAAGAACCTGGCAGGGGCTGACATGTCGGGTGAGAACGCGCTTACCTCGATGCTCAAGGGCGTCGGGGCCGCGTGAGCACCGTCGACGAGAAGCGCATTGAAGGCGCCGCACGGCGCGACGCACTGGCAGCCCGCCAGGCCGACGAAGACCTCAAGGCCGTCATGGGCACCCAACAAGGTCGGCGGGTGATGTGGCGCCTCCTGCACAACGGCGCCGGGCTGTACGAGCCCAGCTTCACCGGTGAGGGCCTCTCGAGCGCCTACAACGAGGGGCGACGCTCTGTTGGCCTAAAGCTGATGCTCGAGCTCCAGCGCGTCGACGAGCGCGCCTACATCGACATGATGTCCGAAGCCCTCGCTGATGCCCGCGTCGACGCCACGCTGAAGGAAGCCGAAGGCAGCTGAGAGAAGGCTGTCCCACGCCAGCGTGACGCTTGCTGGCGATGACGACGGAAGCCGCCCCAGTCACTCCAGCTGCAGTTTTTACCGCTCCGCCAGCGCCAAACGCTGCGCCTGCGGTCGCGCCAGCTCCGGCAGTTCCCGTGGCGGCCGCACCCACCCCCGCGGCGCCTGCTGTCCCTGTAGAGGCCCCCAAGCTCGAGCCGACGAAGCTCGAGGTGAAGTGGGACGGCGTTACGGTTGCGCCTGAGGTCTCGGCCGAATTCACCAAGCTGGCCGCCGAGCTCAAGCTCGACTCGGCTGGCGCGCAGAGGTTCGCAGATCTCTACGCGAACCAACTGAAGGCCTCTGTCGCGGCGCTCGAGAAGGCTGACGCCGCGAACGTCGAGGCAGTGAAGGCGAAGTACGGCGCCGAGCTCCCCAAGCAGCTCGAGCTCGCCAAGCGCGCCGTCGACAAGTTCGGCGGCGACGCACTGCGCGCGGCCATCAACGAGTCGGGCGTCGGCAACCACCCTGCCTTCGTCGACCTCTTCATCAGCATCGGCAAGTCGCTCGCTGAGGACTCCGTCTCCGGCGCAAGCGCTGGCGGGCCTGCCTCCACCTCACAGGAGGCGCTCCTTCGCGGCCTCTTCCCCCGCTCTCAAGAGATGTTCGGAAAGGAACAGTGACCGATGGCCACGCTGAATGCGACCGTTACCTCCCTCCTCGACCACGCCAAGCGCATGGACCCCGACGGCAAGATTGCGCCGATCGTGGAGTTGCTCTCACAGCGCAACAAAATCATCGCTGACATCCCCTTCAAGGAGGGCAACCTCCCGACGGGCCATCAGTTCACCGTGCGCACCGGTCTGCCGGCGCTCACCTGGCGGAAATTCAACGAGGGCATCGACCCCTCGAAGAGCCACACCGACCAATTCACTGAGACCTGCGGGATGCTCGCGGGCCTCTGCAAGGTCGACGTCGAACTCGCCAAGCTGAACGGCAACGAGGCTGCCTTCCGCATGTCGGAAGAGGCGTCGTTCGTCAGTGCGCTTGCCAATGAGGTCGAGGGCGGGATGTTCTACCACTCGACCAAGGCGACCCCCGAGAAGTTCATGGGTCTGGCGCCGCGGTACGACAGCACCACCGGCCTGACCGGCTCGCAAATCATCCTGGCCGACGCCTCTCCGGTTGGCTCCGACCAGACGTCAATCTTGTTGGTGAAGTGGGATACCGGCGGCGGTGGCGCGTACGGCATCTTCCCGAAGGGTTCGACCGCTGGTTTCGAGCGGACCGACATGGGCAAGCAGCTCACCACCGAAACGGGCACCAAGCAGTATTTGGCCTGGGTCACTCAGTACATGTGGAAGCTCGGGCTGGTGGTCGAAGACTTCCGCTCGGTCGTCCGCGTCGCGAACGTCGACAACAGCCAGTTGGTGGCGACCGGCTCCGTGATTCAGACGGCTATGATCAAGGCGTACAATCAGATGTACCAGCCAGGGCAGGGCAACTGCGTTTGGTACATGAATCGGAAGGTCGCCACGTTCCTGCACCTGCAGGCCGTCAACGGCACCAGCAACTCGACCCTCTCCATCAAGAACTACGGCGGCGAGTCTGTCGTTGAGTTCCTCGGTCACCCGATTCGCGTCACCGACGGCCTTCTCAACACTGAAGCCATCGTCACCTAAGCGCGCTGATAAGCCATCCAGAACGGAGACAAAAAATGATGCTCGACAAGCAGTTGATGTTCGAAGATGCGCTCGCCCTCTCGGGGTTGGCGGTCGCGACTACGGTCTCGACCAACACCGTCGATCTCTGGGGGTCGGCGGCTGCCGCGATTCCGCAGGGTGGCACGGTGCCGCACGACATTGGCAAGGGCACCAAGGTGGAACTCTTCGGCCAGGTGCTCACCACCGCAACCTCGGGCGGTGCTGCTACCCTGACGGTGCAGCTCATCACCTCCGCGGCTGCAGCCCTCACCTCGCCGACGGTGATTGCTCAAACCATGACTGCGCTCGCCCTCGCGACGCTGGTGGCTGGCTACCGGTTCCGATTCGGCTCGGTGCCAGTCGGTATTCTGCAGCGGTACCTCGGCGTGCAATTCGTTGTCGGCACGGCGGTCTATACCGGCGGCACCATCTCGGTCGGCCTGGCGATGGACACCCAGACGGCATTCTACCAGTGATTGATCGGGCGCGTCGGACACGGGCGCGCCCGTTTTGCACGGTGGAGAAGTGGCCATCTCGCCGCCCTCATAAGGCGGAGAACGCTGGTTCGAATCCAGCCTGTGCAATTCCCGGAGGAGCACCATGGCAGACCCAAAGAGCAGCACGCCCGCGAAGTCGGCCGAAGGCCCCAAGAAGTACCGGCTTACCGAGCGATTCTACCGCCTCGGCGTGATGCACCAACCCGGCGAAATCATCACCCTGGAGGCCGGCCAAAAGCCTGGCCGCACCTGGGTTGAATTGGCCGAGGGCGACGCACCCAAGGTGATGGTGCCCGTGAAGCCCGACGCCGGCCGTGCCTCTGACAAGGACATCTAACGGAGGTGAGTCGTGGCGGCGTTGACTGCGGCTGGCGTGTGCAACATGGCGCTCGGCTACATCGGCGAGCGCCAGACCATTCAGTCTCTGACTGAAGACACCCCTCCGGCCATCGCCTGCGCCACCTTCTACGCCGAGACGGTGCGGGAGTGCCTCTCAATGCACTGGTGGCGCTTCGCCACCAAGCGCGCCGTGCTGGCCCTCTCCACCGAAGTGCGTGACGAGTGGGGCTACGCCTACGCGCTCCCCACCGACTGCCTGCAACCGCAATTCATCTGGAACGGGGTGCGCAACCCCAACAGAGCGCAGCTGACCCCTTTCACCACCGAGCTAAACGACGCGGGCACCAACCAGCTGCTGCTGACCGATCAAGTCGACGCGACGCTGGTTTACACGAAGCTGGTCGAGAACCCTGCGCAGTGGAGCCCGAACTTCGGAAAGGCCGTGGCTTGGGCGCTGGCCATCGAGCTCGCGCTGGTGCATCCGGTGAAGCCCGAGGTGGCCGCTCGCATCGCCGCGATGGCCCCCATTCGCATGGAGCGTGCTGCGGCTATCGACGATGCCGGCAAGCAAGACGACGAGCCCCAGATCCCCGAGCTCATCAGGGTGAGGTGAGCGATGGCGCACACTCGCCAAACCAACTTCAGCGGCGGCGAGCTCGCCCCGGCTATGCACGGGCGCTCAGACGTCGAGGTGTGGAGCCGCGGGCTGCGCACCTGCCGCAACTTCTTTCCCTCGCGCCATGGGCCTGCCTTCTCTCGGCCGGGGACGACGTACATGAGAGCGACGAAGGCGGGCGGTGACGAGCGCATTCGGCTCGTGCCCTTCGTCTACTCCGACACGCTCTCGTACGTGCTCGAGCTCGGTCACCACTACATCAGGTTTCACACGTACGGGCAGACGCTGGAGAGCTCTCCGGGTGTGCCGCTCGAGGTGACGACGCCGTACAACCACGTTGATCTGCCCGAGCTACAATGGGCGCAGGTCGGCGCGGTGCTGCACCTGACGCATCAGGGCTACCCGCCGTTGACGCTCACGCGCGACACCGCTGGCAACTGGACCCTCGCCGACATCGAACTCTACAAGGCCGTGCCTAAGTTCCAGCTGCTGCCGAACCCCGACCCCGGCAACACGCCCCGAGTCGTTGCGCATGTGAGCAGCTCCGGGTTCCTCTACACCCCGCAGGGTTTCGCCACTGACGAGCCGGTAGTGCTGGCAGACCACCCCGCGCGGCCGTGGAAGTGGAAGGCCACCACCGTCTACGAAGACACCAACACGGGGCTCGTCTTTGAGTCTCTCTCCGTCGACGTCGACAGCTACTACGACGGCATCACCTACGCGGCGAGCGGCACCGCGATGGCTGGAAAGAAGATTCACCTCGACCCCGCCGTGCCGGTGCTTGTGCGAATTCCCCAACTCTCCCCGGTGGTGCCCTCGACGGTGCCTGCGAACTACCGAGTCACCGGGTACATGTACTACCGCGGGCTGGGCAACGTCTTCGGCTTCGTCGGCAGCTGCGACACCGTCGACTTCGTCGATGACGGCCGCGAGCCCGACTACGCGCTGCAGCCGCCCACTGGGGAGAACCCGTTTGAGCTGACCGGTGGCAAAGAGGACAACCCGGCCGCGGTCACCTTCTTTGAAGACCGTCGCATTTTCGGTGGCACCGTTGAGCGACCTGGTCGCGTCTTCGCCAGCGCGAGCGGGCAGTACCATAACTACGACAAGCGCATCATTCCGTCGCCGGGGCAGGCGCTCGAGCTCGAGCTCCTCACTCTGAAGCGGGAGCGCATTCGCGCCATGACGACAGCTCGCGACGCCGTCATCATCGGCACCGACACTGGCATGTGGGCGCTCGCAGGCAGCGGCAGCCCGCTCGACTACGACAGCGTCTTCGTGAAGGTGCAGGACCAGGTGGGCTGCCAGTCGCTCCCGCTGCTGAACGTCGACAACGCGGTGCTCTGGGTGCGGAACAAGGGCCGGGGGGTTCGAGCTCTGCTTCCTGACCAGAACAACGGCTCGCGCGGCCTCGACATCTCCCTTCAGTCGCAGCACCTCTTCGTTGGCGGCGAGGTGCCGGCGACCGGGCAGGCGTCTGACCCGCTCTCGGCCGGGCACACCCGTCAAATCGTCGACTGGTGCTACGCCGAAGACCCGTGGGGGTTGGTTTGGGCCGTGCGCGATGACGGCGTGCTGCTCTCGCTGACCTTTGTGCCGGGGCAGACCGCCGCATGGGCGCGCCACGACTTTCAGGCCACCGATGACAGCCGCGCTGACGGCTTCGTGCACGCAATCTGCTCGGTGCCCGAGGGCAGCGAAGACGCCGTCTACCTCGTGATTCAGCGAGATCGCGGCGGCTCCGAGGGCACCTACTTTCTCGAGCGCATGAACTCGCGCGTGCGGAACGACAGCCCCGAGGACGACGCGGCCGTCGACTGCTGCCTGCGGTACCAGGGAGCGCCACAGCTCGTCATCACCGGGCTCTCGCACCTCGAGGGTCGACAGGTGTGGGCTGTGGCTGTGGGCAACGAGCCGCAGGGGCCACTTCGCGTCACCGGCGGCCAAGTCACTCTGCCCCGGCTCCCCGACACGAACACCTACAACCCGCTCTTCGGCGGCGGGGTCGGCCAGGCCGAGGTGGTGATGTTCGTCGGCCTGCGCTTCGTTCCAGAGCTCGAGACCCTCGATGCTGGCGCAAGCGCCGAGCTGCGGGTGAAGCAGAAGAAGGTGGTCTCGATTGGCTTCGAGGTCGAGCAGAGCCGCGGGCTGATGGTCGGCCAGGACTTCGCCACCCTGAAGGAATGGCAGCAGCGCACGGTGGGCACGGGCTACTCGGCCACATCGGCACAGACGGCCGTGGTGAAGATGTCGACCCTTGGCACCTACGACTTCTTCGCGCGGGCGGCGCTGCGTCAGACCAAGCCTCTGCCGGTGTGTGTGCTTGGGCTGGTGCGCGAAATCGACGTGGGAGGCTGAGCCATGGCAAGTCTTTTCGAGAGCTTCGCCAACTTCGGTTCGACCGTGCTGGGCAACAACGCCCAGTTCAAGGCGATGGGCGAGATTCAGCGGCTCAACAACGAAGACTTCGATGCGTCGATTCGCACCGAAGACATGAATGCCGTCGAGACGCTCATTCGCGGCGCGGTGATGGCCGGCCGGCTGCGCTCGAAGTCTTCGCAGCTCATCGCGAAGCAGCGCCTCGCCTACGTGGGCTCCGGCGTCGATGCCGCTGTGGGCACCCCCCTCGACGTCGCCGGCAGCACGGCGCTCACCACGGAGCTCGACGCTCAGACGCTGATGAACGACGCAGTGCGCGCCGCGTGGGGCCACAAGCAGATGTCCACGCGCCTCGGGCGTCAGAAGCAGGTCTCCGTGCTCCAGCACCAGGCCCAGGTTGACGGGTTGCTCGCCCAGAATGGCGCGGCCGGGGCTCAGATGGCCGCGAGCTTCTTCGACACCTTCCTCACGGGAGGCGGCGGCATGGGTGGGGCCATGGGTGGCGGTGGTGGCGCATCAAGCGGTGGCCGAAACAACAAGAAGGGCTGAACATGCGCGTTCCAGTTCTCGAAGGCCCGTCGGTAGCGCCCTCGCAGGGGCTGCAGACGCCTGCGCCCGGTGCCTACCGGGCTCCAGACCTGAGCACCGCACGGGCCGCCACGACGGCAGCTGCGCGAAGCATCGGCGCGGGGCTTGACCGCGGGCTCGAGCGTTTTCAGAAGATGGAGGCCGATGCGGCGAACCAAGCCCGCGAGGTGGCCACCGGCGACGCGCTGCTTCAGTACCAGCGCTACGCCAATGGGCGCTTCAACGGCACCACCGAGTCAGATGCCATCGAGTCGGCTTTCGAGGGGCGCCCAACCTCCGCGGGCTTTCTCCGGCTCCGAGGCGTTGCCGCCTCTGAGGCGAGCGCTGGGCTGATTGAAGACCTCGAGAAGGAGCGGCTCCGCATCGGCAACGGGCTCGCCGACCCGCAGGCACGGGCCGAGTTCAATCGCCGCAGCGCCCAGGTCAACGAAGACCACCGCCGCACCGTCGAGAGCCATGTCGGTCAGCAGCTCGGCGTTGCTTCTGAGGCCACCGCTCGAGCTCAGCGAGAGATGGCGCTCAACGACATCGCCAACAACTTTCGTGACCCCGAGTCGGTCGCCCGGCAACAAAGCATCGTCGAGCCGTTGCTCCGTGCGCAGTCGCTCTCGCCCGAGGACGCCAAGGCGCGGGTCGAGGAATTCCAGGCCGACGCGGCCAAGGTGCGCCTCGGCTCGTACATCGCCCAGCAGGACTGGGCAGGGGCGCAGGCGCTGTTCTCGCAGTCGCGCGAGAAGCTCGGCGCCTCGGCGGTGCAGTTTCAGAAGACCATCGAGGCGGGCATGGTGGGTGCTCGCGCCGAGAACGAAGCTGCCAACATCATCGAGAACAGCACCGACGCCGGCAGCGGCTGGGTCTACTCGCCGAAGGCGCTGTACGAGCTCGATCAGATGCCGAACGGCCAGCTGAAAGACGAGACCCGGCAGCGGCTTGAGCATCGGCTTTCCATCGCCGAGAAGCAGAAGACTCAGGCAATCGACGCCCGCTTCAACAACGCGCTAAGTGCGCTGATTAAGGGCGGAACCCTCTCTGCGGTGAACCCTGCCGACAAGACCTACCTTCAAGACGAGCGCAACGACCCCATGAAGTGGGTGCAGCTCGAGAACCTGGCTCGTACGCTCGACAGGCGTGCACGTGGGCGAGGCGGAGCAGGTGCCAGCCTCGGCGCGAAGATGGCGTTGGCCCAGCTGCAGGTCGACATGGTCGACCACCCTGAGCGCTACGCCCAGTTGCCAGTCGAGCGGTTTATTTCGGAGTGGTACCCGAAGCTCGACCCCAAGGACTGGGAGCAAGCCGGCGGGTTGCTTGCCGCGGCGCACGGCAAGGCGCTGAAGCCAGACCAGCTGACGCCTCTGGAAACCAAGGCGCTCCTGCAGCGCGGGCGCGATCGTGGCTTGTTCCCCGACAAACAGAACGACGTGTCGAAGTGGGATGATGAGCAGGCCAGTCGCTACTACGACGCCATCAATCAGCTCCAAGAGTGGGCGGCGGCGGAGAAGCGGCAGACCGGCAAGACGCCACCATTCGAGAAGATGCAGGCCGAAATCGACCGACTGCTGCTGCAGGGGTTCAAGCCCGGCACCGGCTTCATGGGCTTCAATCGCAAGAAGACCACTTTGCTCGAGTCAGGCGATGCACCGGCTGGGTTCGAACCGGCTTGGACCGACTCGCAGAAGCAAGACGCTATCAGTCGCATCAAGGCGTCTGGAAAAGAGCCGACCGACGAGCTGGTCGACCACGTTCTTCGGCGCGTCTACCGCATTCCTTCGCTCCCAGTGCAGCGAGCGGCACCCAAGCCCCCGCCGGCCCCCGAGCCGTCTCCGACCGCGCTCGAGCGCTCCACCGACCGAAAGACCGACCGAGTCTACTGATGCCCCTGCCGACCATCACCGACGCTCAGTGGAACGACGCCATCAACGGCGCGGCTCAAGACCTCGAGAGCCCCGTGACGGCGGTGGACGACCTCGCGCCGCTGGCGCCCGTTCGCTCGGAGATGGACCAGCGGTGGGACCAGGCCATCAACGAGGTCTACGAGGAGCGCGACCGAGAGACCCAACTCAACGTGCAGCAGGTCGACTGGAACACCAAGAATGACCTCGTTTCGCCCGAGCGCAGGGCTGAAGTGCTCCGGTACACCAGTGCGGCGCCCGAGGCTGGCCTCGGCTACATGCACCCGGCCGACGTCGAGAAGAACCTCGACCAAGTAAAGGCCGTCGTCGACAGCGCGAAAGTGAACTGGGCGCGTGTCGCCTACCGACAGCCCGAGCTCGTAAAGTGGCTCGCCGAGAACCCCATCGCTGTGCCCGTGGTGAAAGACGACGCCGCGAACCTCGAGGGCATCAGCTGGGCCATCGGCGCCGGGCAGCACGCGTTCTACGACGCGGTCTTCTCTCAGTGGACGGTACTGAAGCAATTCGCTGCGTCGAAAGGTGCTGACGTCGACGAAGCGAGCATCGAGAACTTCGAGCGCGAGTTCGGCAACGTCGACTACGGCGACTCCGGCATCTTGCAGAAGGGCTACATCGGAGGGCTTCGCGCTTTGCCGATGGTGTTTGGCGACATCGCAGCTCGCATCGTTGGTGGCGTGGCTGGAGCGGCGGCCACGGGTGCTGCAGGCGCTGGCAGTGGCGCTGCTGCGGGAGCACCGGCTGCGGGCGCTGGCGCTGCACCTGGTGCAGTCATCGGCGCTGGGGCGGGCGGGGTCGGCGGTGCGGTTGTGGGGCAGTACACCGGCTCCGCACTCTTCAACTACTACCAGACTGTGGGGCCGCTCTATTGGCGCCTGTCGCGCCTGCAGGGCTCCGACGGCAAGTTGCTCGACCCTGAGATTGCTCACACCTTCGCCGAGGTCGGCGCGGTGATGAACGGCGCTCTGATGTCGGGCCTCGGCGGTAAGTGGGTCACCAACCTGCCTGGCGTGAAGTCTCTGATGGCCAGGGTGACGGGCTCGGCGCTCGAGCGCGCGATGACCTCGGCCACGGTAGGCCAAGCGGTGAAGCGCGGGCTTTTCAATGCCGGCAAGCACGTGGCGCTGGGTGGCGCGATGATGGCTGGAGCGGCCAGCATCAATCAGCTCTCTGAAGAGATGGCCAAGAGCTCGGGTGGCCCCAACTTCGAGGCCCACTACGGCAAGGTGGTTGAAGCTGGCGCCGAGGGCTTCGTGCACGGCATCGAAGACATGTGGATTCTCTCCACCATCGGCCCCTTCCGCGAAACGCTCGGCGACATCGGCAGGTCTCGGGCTGTCGAGGTTGAGGCACTGCGGCTTGAGGGGTTGATCAACGCTGCTCAAACCTCCAAGTCGATCGAGCGCTCCCCGGAAGCGGTGGCCAGCTACGTCGAATCGGTGAAGGAGGGCGCCGGCGCGGCCAAGAACGTCTACATCCCAGCAGAGGAGTGGACCCGCTACTGGCAGAGCAAGCAGGTCGACCCCGCTGAAGCGGCGAAAGAGGTAGTGGGTGACGATCAAACCTACGCCGATGCCGTCTCCACCCGCGGCGACGTCGCCATTCCCATCGAGCGCTTCGTCGAGAAGCTTGCCCGCACCGAGCACGCTCTGGCCCTGAAGGAGCACACCAAGCTGAGCGCCGACACCCTCACTCTCTTTCAAGAGAAGGAGCGGCAGAAGACGCTCAAGAAGAAGCTCGAGCAAGAGGCAACGGCCCGCGGTGCCGAGTTCGAGGCTGACAAGAAGCAGGTGCACGACTTCGTGCGAAAGCAGGCCGAAGCGGGCGGCACTCCCAAAGACACGGCCAAGGCGAACGCCGACCTGATGACCGAATTCTACGCTTCGGTGGCCCTGCGCTCCGGGCTCTCAATTCGCGAGGTCGCGCTCCAAGGCGGCCTTGGCGAGCTCCGCGCGGTTGACGCCAATGGCAAGCCGGTGGCGCCGAAGGCTCTCAATGCAATGCAAGAGTGGCTGGCTTCGCCCAGCGCATGGCAGCAGCTGACGGGTGAGCGGCTGCGCTCGATGTCGCCCGAGAATCTCGCGCGCGAGTACTACATCGACCCGGTGACGGGCGTTCGCGATGCCCGCGCCTTCAACGCAACCGAAGTGCCAGAGGGCATGCAGGTTGGCGCCATCACTCTTGCCGACACCAAGCCCATCAATGACCACCCCACCGCTGGCGGTCACGACGTCTCGAACCAGGCTTTCACCGTCATGGGTAAGGCGCTGTTCGACGCTGAGCATCCTGAGGTGGCCCGAGCTGGCACCACCTTCCTCGTGCACGTGCGCGACGCCGCGGAGCTGCAGGCGCTGGTCGAGCGGGCGACGGCAGCGCTCGGGGTCGACCTCAACGTGCTGGGTGAAATTGGCGCCGATGCCGAGGGCGCCCGTAAGGCGCTGAGCGCGAGGGAGGATGCTCTCCGAAAAGATGGCACGCTGCCGCCGCGGGGCGAGTCTCGAGCCGACATCACCAAGCTCGACTTTTCGAAGGCGGAGCGAGCCAAGGCGGAGGTGCCGCCCGAGCTCGTCGAGCGCGTTCGCGAGATGGACCGGCGCGACCACGCGACCGTCGCCTATCTCGACACCATCGAGGTTGACGGTGTGCCTCAAGAGACGGGCCTGCTCTCGCGCGTTGGGTGGGACAACATTCCGCGCAAGCCCTATGTGGCCGCGCTCGATGCGAAGGGGCTGAAGCTGATCAACGAGACCTACGGCAAGGAGGTCGGCAACGCCTACCTCTTCGACCTTGCTGCCCTGGTCAGCCACTACGGCGGATCGAGCTTCGATGCGGCTCACCTTTCTGGTGACGAGTTCGCACTTCAACACTCAGACCCTGTTGTCCTTGAGCAGTTCGTCGCCGGACTGCAAACCAAGCTGAATGCCTTCGTTTTCGAGACTGAAAAGGCGGGCAGTGGCAAGCGGGCTGAGTTGCCTATACGGTTCCGCTATGGGCTTGGAACAGACTACGGAACCGCAGACCGAGACCTCAACGCGCGAAAGCGAGCCGAAGGCCAAGCCGACGGGGCTCAGGGTGGTGGTTCGGGCGACGGGCGAGGTGATCTGCGACGGGACCGAGGACCTCAAGACACACAGGGCCAGGTTCAGACAACATCTCGAGAAGGTCTCACCCGGGGGCAAGGAGCCCAGCCCCAGGGCTACGGAGCTGAGTCACGCCGAGAAGGTTCGAGCGGTGCACATGCGGCTGGCGGAGACAGAAGCGGAGCGGGAGAAGTACCGCAAGATGTCAACCGCGGACCTGGAAGCGATAATCGCGAAGGCCAAGGCGATGAGCGACGAGGAGTGGGAAGCGGTACTGGCGAAGAAGTAGCGGCAGCCAGGGCCTATCTCGCCAGAACCCGACTGACACCCGAGCGCAAGGCTCAGGTGGCGGCGTTTCTCGACTACGCCGAAGGCAAGGCCGAGAAGCGCCCGAAGATCGACACCGACCTCGAGCAGATGCTTGCTGATCGGTTTGGTGTCGTCGACCCGATCAACGGCTTCACCTTCGGCGAAGACGGCCGAGACATGGCTGGCCGCAAGACCAAGCGCAAGGTGCGCGGCGACCCGAACCTGCACCTGCATAACGCGCGTGTGCTTGAGACTGGCCGCACCGACATCATCCCGCCCGACCCGAACAAGCGGACCCGCTACAAGCAGGAGCCCGTCGTTGCGGTGATCGAGGGCCAACCCGTCAAGGTGGTTTTCCCGCCGACAGAGGGACACCTGTCGCCTGCCGCAGCTGGCAAGGAAGGTACGCCCGAGAACGCGGTGCTGAAGGATTGGTTGCACGAGAACTACACCGTCAAGGAGTCCGGCACCTCTGGGCTCACCCCGAAGCGCGTGTGGACGTCTGACAACCCGGGACTGCTCGAAGCAGCGCACGAGAACGCGCGCCGCGTGCGTGAGGCCGAGTTCGGCCGCGATGTTCCGTGGCACCCGAGGGACCCCGGCGAGTGGACTCCTGATTTTGCCGGAGACCTGAACGAGATCAACGACCGCAAGTTCTGGGAACACGTCGACCTCGCAGCCAAGCGCGCTGAAAAAGGCGACCGCTCGCTCCTGTACTCCGAGGGCACCCGCCCAGGCATGGGCGAGCGCGGCTACCTCGACATTCGCTTCGGCGACCGAGGAGAACCCGAGCAGTTCGACCTTCGCATGCTCGCCGCCGACCGGTCGACCTTCATGCACGAGGCCTCACACTTCCTCGGCTGGAGCTTCCACAAGCTAGCCACCAGCGAACTCACCACTCCCGAGCTCACGGCCGACTACACCAACCTCCTGAAGTGGATGGGCTACGAGTCTCCGGCGGAGCGAATCGACGTCAACACCCGCGTGCGCGAGGTTCTAAAGAAGCCAGAGTCGGCGTGGGGCCAAGGCGACCGCGAATTGATGTCGAAGTTCAAGGCTGCCGAGGAGCGGCTCTCCAACGGCTTCGAGCAATACCTCCTCGAGGGCAGGGCGCCGTCGCGCGCGCTCGCTCGCACCTTCTCCCGCTTCAAAGACTGGCTGACGCGAATCTACCGCGGCGTGGCTGGCATCGAGGCCCAGTACAGGGCAACCACCGGCATGGAGCTCCGCCTTTCCAACGAAGTGCGCGGCATCTTCGGGCGACTGCTGGCCGGGAATGAGGCCCTTGAGCAGGCCCGCCAGGCCGCTGGTGCGCCACCGCTGCCTGAGCGTTCGGTGATGTCGGCGATGACACCAGAGGAGCGCGAGGCCTACCGGCAGAAGATGGCCGACGCCAACGTCAGCGCCGAGCAAGACATCGCACGCGCACAGGCTGAGATGGAAACGGGCGACATTCAGCGCGCGCGCGCCGAGTTCGAAGCGGAGGTGACGCGAGACCTCGACCGTCAACCCGTCTTTCGCGCCATTCGCTACCTGCAGCACGGTGAGCTCGTCGACGAGAACGGGGTGCTGCTCGACCAGCTGCCCGAGCCGCTCCGCGACGCCGATGGCAACCTCTACAAGGTCAACCGAAAGTCATTCGTCGAAGCCTACGGCGAGTCGGTGGCGCGCAAGATGCCGGGCGGTACTTTCGCCCGCACCAAGAAGGGTGGCGTTCCTGTTGACCAGCTGGCCCCCTTGTTGGGCTTCCCTGACGGCGACGCGCTGGTGAAGGCCATCGTTGACTCCGGCGGCCGCGACGCCGCCATCGAGCAAGGCACCCAACAGCTGATGGACGCTCGCTATGGCCCGGTGCTCGAGCGCATCGCCGAGGCGGCCATGTCTGCCGTGCACAACACCGCTGCGGCAGAGGCGGTGCTGCTCGAGCTCCGAAGCATGGCGAAGCAGGTCGACCCGCGAGCGGCCGCTCGCGTCAACGCCATCAATCTCGACGTGCTCCGCGAGACGGCCGAGAACCTCACCAACGACACCAGAGTGGGGCAGCTCGACCCCGACAAGTTCGCCCGCTTCGAGCGGCAGGCCGCCGTGCGCTCTGCGGAGCTGTGGGGCCGAGGGGACCGCGAAGAGGCGCTCGACCAACGCGAGGCCCGCCTCTTCAACTCGCTGCTCTACCGCGCCGCTCGCGATGCCCGCGTCGAGCTCGAGAATGCATTCGACAAGCTGAGCACCACCAGCGAGGCAGTGCGCGCGAAGCTTGGTAAGGCCGACCCGACCTACCGCGACGTGCACGACTCCGTCTTGGCTGCGGTCGGCATTGGCGACGCCCCGACCGAGGGCCGTACGCTCGATCAGCTGCTTCAGAAGGCAGAGGCTGACGCCGCCACTATCGACTTCGATGTCGACTTCATCAGGAGCCTGATCGGCAAGCCCATCGAATGGACCGACCTCACCGTCGATCAAGCCCGCTTGGTGGCCGACGCGGTGAAGAACATCAAGCACATCGCCTACGAGTCGCTCGACCTGGTGCTCGATGGGCAACGCCAATCGCGCGACGCGTGGTTCTCGGAGTGGGGTGAGCGGCTCAAGGGGCGGGCGTCCCTGCCACCGGAGCCCTTCTCCTCGACCGCCCAGACTCTCGGCTCCAAGGTGCGTCACCTTGGCCGGGGTATCGACGCGCTGCTCTCCGACGTGCCTGAGACCTACAGCCACATTCTCGACGCCGGGGAGCGGAGCGGCCCCGTTCACCGTCTGCTGGTCGACGCTCGCCTTGAAGCGCGCGCCAAGGAAACCGAACTGGCCAAGTCGGTGCTCGGCAAGGTGCTCAAGGCCTGGGAGAACGTGCCGGCGGAGATTCGCGACCTGCGCGACAAGCACGTCGACGTCGCGCAGCTGCTGCCCATTCCTCCGGAGCTCAGCCGCGTGCTCAGCCCGGTCTACACCCGCGACACCCTGTGGATGCTCTTTCTCAACTGGGGCAACGATGGCAACCGGCAGCGCATTCGCGACTCCCTTGGGTGGACCGACGCCAACGTGCTGAAGGCGCTCTCGCTCCTCTCCAAGCCCGAGCTCGACTTTCTGCAGGGCGTGGCGGAGACCATCGGCAGCCTGTACCCCGAGCTCGCCGCGGTGCACGAGCGGCGCACTGGCCTGCCCCTTGGCAAGGTCGAGGCGGCGCCATTCGAGATCAACGGCCAGCAGTTCCCGGGGCACTACTTCCCGTTGAAGTACCGGAGCGACGTCTCGAAGGCTGGTGAGCTTCAGGCGGGCGACGCAATCAAGGCTCTCTTCGCCCCCAACTACGTGCGGCCGTCGGTGCTCGCCGGTCACCGAAAGGCCCGCGCCGGGAACGTGGTGGCGGTGCCTGACCTTCAATGGGGTGTGGTGCCTGCTCACCTTGGGGCCGTGGTGCACGACATCGCCTATGGCGACTGGGTGCGCCAGACGGGCTCGGTCCTCTTCGACCCACGGTGGAAGCCGCTGGTGCTCGAGTACCTCGGGAAAGAGCGCGCCGATGAGGTGGTGCCGTGGCTCCGCGACGTGGCGAACGCTCGGAACGACTCGGGCGCCACTGGCATGGCCGCATTCACAGACAAGCTTGCTGGCTTTGCTCGCAACCGCGCGGCGCTCGCTGTGATGGGCCTCAACCTGCCCTCGATTGCCCAACAGATTCTTGACCCGCTCAATGCGGCGCAAGAGGGCGTGCCTGTGCGGCACATTGGCTCCGGCGCGGTACAGGCCCTGGCTCACCTCACGGGCGCGAAGCCCATCGCCGAGCTCGCCCTGTCGAAGGAACTCGCTTACCGCGATGCGATGCTGTCGAACAACATGCGGCAACGTCTGGCCGAAATCGGGCCGAGTGACTCGAAGTTCTCGCGCATCGCCGCCGAGGTGGCGTTCAAGCTGTACGAGTACTCCGACAGATTCACCAGCAGAGCGGCATGGAAGGGCGCGTTCGACGCGGCACTCTCCGACGGCATGAGCGATGAGCAGGCGGCCAAGCGGGCCGATGACGTGGTGCGGCGGGTGTTCGCCTCGCACGACATCGCCGAGCGGCCACCCATCATGCGCAGCAAGAAGGGCGTGGCGGCGCTGGTGATGTTCTACAGCTTCGCCAACCGGCTCTACAATTCGCAGCGGCGCTCGTTTGATGACCTTGGGCGCGCGCTTGGAGAGCAACCGGGGGCGGCTTCGAAGTCGGACGCAATCGCCTCTGCCGCGGCGAAGCTTCTGATGCTCGGCGCCACCGGGGTCGGGTGCGCCTACCTCGCGGGCCGCGGGCCGAAGAAGGATGAGGACCCGCTCAAGTGGGCTGCCTGGAAGACTATGCTCGAGCCGTTCAACACCATTCCCTTTGTGGGCGGAGCGCTCGAGAGCACGGTGGCGGGTCACAAGGTGTCGATGCGAACCAGCCCCGAGCTCGCCCTGCTTCAGGACGTCATCAACCGCCTGTCTGCCATCGTCACGAAAGACGACAAGCGGGCGGAGGACCTGATCTCCGCGCTGATGGTGATGGCGGGCCTGCCTGGCGTGACGCAGGTCGGCCGCACCGGCGGCTACCTCCGCGCCGTCGAGAAGGGTGAGGCCCGTCCAAAGAACGCAATCGAGGCGGCCGGCGGCGTCATCTACGGCGACAAAGACCGGCGGAACCCGCTGAGCGACCTGGGGGCGGCGATCGAGAAGTAAGCAGCTGATCATCGACACGCCGCCGTGCTCATTGTAGCCGCAGGCGATGGCCGACCAGTCCGACGACTCCCATTCAAAAAACCTGCCCCCAGTCATTGAGGGCGAGCTCGACGATGCACTGAATCACGAGATCGCCGCTGGCGTTCGATCTGCGCAGTCGGCGCAAGTGAACGTCAACATCCTGATGGTGAACCTGGTTCAGAAGTCCAAGTCACCAGCCGAAACCATGGAGATGTATGAGCGAATGCTGGAGGTAACGAAGAAGTTTGAGCACCAACGCGTTGAGGACTTCAAGGCTCGATCTGCTGCCATCATTGACGCCAAACTGAAGGACCCAGACGAAATTGACAAACGAGAGAGCAACCGTACTCGTAGGCATTTGAAGTACTTGCTGGGGGTATGTGCGCTGCTTGGCCTGGTTGGTGGGGCGGGCCTAGCTATCGCAGGAGGTTCGATTGTTGGTATTGGGTTGTTGCTGAGCATTGGCGGGGTAAGCGCCGCGATGATTGGGCCGCTGGCATCAGGCGAATCGGTCAGTTCGAACGACGTAGTTAGGATTATCAGTACAATGGGCGAGAGCTTGAAGGCCGTGACAGAGTCAGACAAGACACAAGCCAAGAAGAGGAAGAAATGAGCAGCCGAACTCTACTTGCGACGATGATCAACCTGATCACAGTTGGCACGGTTGCGGGCGTTCTGGCGTGGAAGTATGGCGATGCGTCACTGACGCAGGAGCCGAGCACTGCCACCGTTTTGACGCTCTTCCTGACGATGCTCATGAGCTTCTTCGGTGGCCTAATGTCGGCCCGACTGCTCCGGAGCTCAATCGCCTCACCGACCGACGTGGTGCTCATGGTGCTCGAGCAGATTCGAGCTGAGAACCGCCGCAATCGGAAGGCCGCCGCCTAGCCCGTCCCACATCGGCCGCACTCTGGCGGCATGAGCGTCACGACCGAGACGAGCAGAGTCAGCTACACGGGCAACGGCGTCACGACGGTTTTCCCGACGACCTTCTACTTCCTCGACAACGACGAGGTGGTGGTGAAGGTGACGCCGAGCGGCGGCACCGAAACAATCAAGGTCGAGGGCGTCGACTACACACTCGACGGGGCTGGCGACACCGGCGGAGGTGACGTGACCTTCTTGTCGGCGCCGGCAGCAGCTTCAGCGGTGGTCATCGAGCGCACGGTGCCATTCACCCAGCCGATTGAACTCAGCGCCCAGGGCAACTTCTCTCCCGAGACCCACGAGCAGATGTTCGACGAGAGCGTGTTCCGCGACCAAGAGCTCGACCGGCGACTGGCTGCACTCGAGTCGGCTGGCGCGGTCGGCTCGGTGGTGGCTGGTGATGGGCTCGCCTTCTCGAGCACGACGCTCCACGTCGGAGCTGGCGCTGGCATCACCGTCGACGCGACCAACGTCAACGTCGACTTTGGCGAGGTCGGCGACCTTGCGGTCGTGCTCGCTGCTGGCTCTGCATCTGCGGGCGTACTCAACGAGGCGGCGAGAGCTGACCACCAACACCTCGCCACTGCTGCGGCGCCCGCTGCCGGCTCCGTGGCCATTGGCAACGCAGCCGGCGCTGGGTCAGCGGCCACGTTCGCGCGGTCTGACCATGTCCATCCGGTGACGGCCCCGGCGGCGCCCGCCAACGTCAATGCAGCTGCAGCCAGCGCCGGAGCCTCCACCACCTTCGCCCGCGCCGATCACAAGCACGACACCGACACCGCAGCGCCGAGCTCCATCTCCGACTCGACGAATGCTGAGGGCGGGTCTGATTCTCTGGCCCGTGCTGACCACGTGCACGCACACGGCGTTCGCGGCGGGGACACGCTACATGCTGCGGCGACAACTGCGGTCAACGGCTTCATGAGCGCCGCTGACAAGGTGAAGCTAGACAACCTCGCTCTTGAGGCGGTCAGCACTGGCACCTGCCGCACGACCGACGCCACGCCTACCGAAATTCTGAGGTTCGCCCCTGACGACTTCACCTCTGAGTCGATGGTTGTCACCATTACGGGCAAGAAATCGGGCGCCTCCACATCTGGTGGGTATGGGCTTGGGGTGACGGTGAGGCGACACGACGGGGTGACGGCGCTGGTGGGCTCAGCCGCTGCGCTCTGGACGCATGAGGATGACGCGAGCTGGGCCGTGAGTGTTTCCATCGGCTCGCCGAACGTAAGCTTTTATGTCACGGGCGTGGCAGCGACAGTCATCGACTGGGCCATCACCGTCCGTCGCACCGTGGCGGAGTTGCCGTAGTCCGTCCCGCGTACAAGCCATTCTGGGACCGTGAACGACCACGACATCACGCCGCCGAGTGGCATCACCGAGCCGATCGCCATTTTGCCCGACCGCGACCGCATCGAGCGGCTGGAGCACCGCCTGACTGCGCTCGAAGGCAGGTTCGACCCTGACGA